TCCCGTGAGATTCCTAACGGTCTTCACTATCGTCGCGGGCACACCTTCCGCTCCCTGGACCTCTCCAGGGCAACGGATGGGTTGTCGCACGCGGCGATCGAGGCAGTCGTCGAGGCTCTCGTCCGCCGTGGGGCGATCCGGGTCTCGGATCACCTCATGGCGCGGCGGTCGCTTGGACTGGTGGGGAACACGACTTGGAGCTTTCCCGATCCAATCGGGGAAGTCGTGTTCTCCAGAGGGAGTCCGATGGGCACACCTCTCAGCTTCGTGGTGCTCTCTTGGGTGAGCGCTTGGGCGGTCGGCAGGTTCAGCCGATCCTTGACCCATGGAGACGACGCGGTCGGAAGGCATCGGATTGGATCCGACGCCCTCAAGATTTATGCCGATCGTGTCGCTTCCGTGGGTGCCCGGCTCAACAGGGAGAAGACCTTCCGCGCCGACCATTCGTGGACGGCGTGTGAGATCCTCGCCCTTCCCCGGGAGCACGACGAAGACGGAATGACTCTCTTCGTACCCCCCTCCGTCCCTCCTCCGGGCCTCAAGGCCCCGGTGGAGGCGGACCCGAGGCTTGAGAACCTCTGGTTGCGCAGGATGGAGAGGGTGATGAAGAGCCGCTTCCCGTGGATCAAGTGCGCCCCTCGACTTCACATGCCTGTGGAGGTCGGGGGACTTGGCTACACGGGTCGCGGTCTCGCCGTTGGTCGCAGCCTGCGGTCTCGCCTCGGTGCCCTGGTTTCCAGGGGGCCGAGTGCCGAGGTCGGGGCTGCTCTCATTGGCAAGAAGCCGTTCAGAGAGGTGGGCCTCTACCCGCATCCCCTCGTCCGGGTGCCCAAGCCTGAAGCCTACTGGAAGGCGGCGAAAGCCGTCGACCGGGAGCTCGCGCCGTTGGGCGCAGACTTGGTATCCGTACCGCTGGAATCCTTCGAGGCCTTCAAGTGTCAGCTCGTTGAAAACGAGTTGAGACTCAGTGAGGGCGAGAAGTTCCGGCGGAAGAGGGTCGCGGGTAGACCAGACAGGAACAAGAGGTCTGCCGTGTTCCGACGTTTGAGCGTCAAGCCCGCCAGGCCTCTTTCGAGGTTCGGCGGCCTGGCTAGTCTCAAACGCTGGGCCCTCGCGTGTAGGAGCGCGAGAGTCACGGTAGACCAAGACATAGCCTCTGAGATTCGGGAGAGAATCCCAGATCACTCGCAGCCCACTCAGGGCGGCAAGGGAATGCAGGGCTAGCTTGGTGACAAGCCAACCCTGCATGCTTTTAGGCATG